CCTGGATATTTTAATATCTTTCGATAATCCGGAATACTCAAACTTTTGAGGTAATTCACATATGAATAACCGTCATAAAAACAATCAGCAACTAATACTGTTTTGCTTTGTGACTCTAATTCATAGATTGTATCATCTTTATATTGTGGTATAAATGTATGTTTTCCTGTATAACTACTCTGATTAACATTAAAATAAATATTTTTATGTTCTCGTGGTAGTAATTCAAATTCTATAGAAGATTTATACATATCATTAACAGATTTAACCATCTGTTCTTGACTATATTGGTGATCTTCAAATATATAATGTAATTTTGATAATAATTCATCAAAATTTAATTCATAATAAATAGATTTCTGATCATCGGAAATTAATTTTACATTATGTCGAAAATTTAATATATATCGACTAGCATCAAAACCTTCTTTAGTTTTAACCCATTTAGGATTCACTTCAACATAGATTACAAAAAATCTACGTAATAATGAATCGGGAGATATAGATCCAAACTGGACCGCATCTTCCAATGATCCATCAAAATGATCACCTAAACCTATTTTACAAAAGCGTTTTTTAGAATCTTTTTTATTATCAACGGGTATAAAGTTAACTGGAATCAAATTAGTAGTTGCAATAACTACATCTGGTTTCATTAAAATCTTTCCTTTTGATTCTAAAGCTGGATTTAAAGCAGCTTTAGAAATATTGTTAATAAAATCAATAACTTTCGTAAAAGGGTTATTACTAGTAGCATAACCTTGTCCACCACTAGGTGGTGAATTTGCTATATCATCAAATATAACAACTTTATGAGATGAACGATATTCCGATTGGAATTCATCATTCTCATTTAAAGTCACTACATCTGATGATCTAATTCCTCCCTTACGGGAGTATAATGCATTTATCAAAGCATGTGTTAAAAAAGTTTTACCACAACCTGGAGGTCCACATAATATGATACCTAAAGGTTGCTTTCTAATAACATCTCTTTCTTCTGTCAATGTTAAATTATTTATTGTATCATCAATACGTAATAATTGTCGTGAAAAAGGTGCAATATTATGATGTAAAACTGCTGAACTATATGGAAATATATAAGATATAATCTCGGATAATACTACCCTCGAATAACCAATAAGTTTATAATATTTTAATTTATTAATATAACTTTTGGTTGTTTCTTTTACTTCATCTGATCGTCCAGCTGTAATATAAACAGCTTTAGATAAAAAAGCATTAACTTGTAACATATAATAATTTGGAGATAATCTACATATAAATATATCATTCATAAATTCTAATTTACTTATAGTTTTATCATATAAATCTATAAATAAATAAAATATATAACTGACAAATAATAAACTAAAAACACTAACACTAGTTTTTGTAATAACTAGTGATTGTGATTCTAAAATCATATCATCATCTGATATGATCTTAGGCTCCAAATTAATTTTGGCTTGCTTAAGCAAGTCATCATATGAATACCAATTACATTTAGCATATATACCTTCTAAATCGGCAATTTGCTTTAATTCTTTTTGATATTCATTAAAAACTTCTCTTGAATATAATGATGCTGATCTTTGTGCATCATCAACATTCTCCAAGAAAAGTTCATGAGCTGTAAGAGGGCTCTCTAATGGCATATAATAAAAACGTTTCTTTAACGAATCAATTGATATTGGTGCTCTATATTTTTCTAATATAGGGCAATATCTAAATGTTCGTTTAAGAAAATCGCTTTCGCCATCAAGTTTGGTAAACTTAACTATTTTAGCATCTTTATCTGCCATAGTTATTGTTAAACCAACCTTCTTTCCAGCTGCTACAATTGTTTCACCATTGAATTTTAAATATTCTGGTAAAACAGCGCTGATATTATCATCGCCATAGGTCATTGTACGTATACATTCCTTATAATTCTTTTTATATTTTAATTCTGGATATAAACCAAAAAACAAAATTCTTAAATATAGTGAATTCACTATACCATTTAATTCTGTTGTTAATGGTTGTCCAGATGGATTACTATTTCCTAAAGAAATAATAGATCCATCAAAAAGAATATTAGGATAATTCATATCCGTTAATGCACCTTTAGCAACGGTAATAGCATTGTCGTCCATACCTAACTTCTCCATTATTTTAATAATAATGTGTGAAGCTTGAGTTGATACTTGGGCTGACATAGTCTGGTCAAATGCAGAATAATCTAAAGCAATTACATTGTCTGTAGAATATTCGGCTAAATGTTGTCTCAAATAATGAGCATCTATACCATTCATGTCAATACCTTTTCCCATCTCAAATAAAAAACGATTGTCACCCATTAATTGGATAATACCACCTAAGTATTGACGAACAACTAATAAAAACGGGAAATTACATCCCATAAAAACTCTTCCCTTAATCTTATGATTAGGTAAAAGTTCATTAGTTTTCATTGATGCCTTAAAAACACAACCTCCTGATTCCTGATTTAAATATCTGGATTTAAGGTTGGCCACCTCTACTTCCATATCTGTATTATTATATGGTTGTAATGTACGAGGCATAATAGGCACATTAGGATCATCTTCATCCATCAATAAATATTTGGACTTCTTACCTTTGTAAGGAAATCCAACTGATGTATGATTATTAATCCCATTTAAACATTCTCCTGAAATACCATCTAAAGTTTCTTGATCACTCAAGACTCTACCATATTTGGCTTTCTGGTCAAATGTCATATTATCAATGAAATCAAATATTGGTTTCAGATAATCATCTGAAGCGTAAATAACATCTTGTTTAACAAAATCCTGATTTGGACTTGCTAATTTTGTTAATGCTTTACGCTTATGATGTGAGCTGTTAATTTTAAATGGTGGAGAATATTTCTCCGCTCCAAAAACAGCTTCTACGCTAGATTTATAAGGATGATCCTTATAATGATTTCTAGCGCTAAATTTGGCCAAAGGATTTGCACCATAAACACATAAATTGTGTTTATCTAATGGCAAATTAACTGAAGGGTCTATTTGAGATGTCAAATGAGTTGCATTTTCGCAATCCAATGATAACTCAATATTACCCTTATGTAATTCACCTGTACTATGTGGTACAAAATTATCCTTTTCAAAGAATTTTCTTGCGTTTTCTAAATCGCTTCGATAAATTCTTTGAAATGCACCTTGATTAATGTTACGTAAATATCCCATATGGAAACCAGCTATAACGCTGACTACCGGGCTTATTATCGCTGATCCACAATCTCCTTGTGCTGGCTCAAAATTTTGCGGGTGATATGTTTCTACAATCATATGACCTGCTTTTGTTGTCTTACAACTTCTTGGTTTGTCATTTGTTAATTGACATCCAAAACTATCAGTTGCAGATACAAATTTTACATTTCTTCCCATACAAGGTTTATGCTCATTAAGATTATTTCCATAAGGTAAATAATGCTTTAATGTTTTCCTTGGTTGAGAAGATGGCACATGTAATATACAAAAATCTCTATCTGGAATGCGATATACATCCTTTTCAGATAGTTTTTCATGTGCTATTAAATGTGATTTCTCTTTAGTATAGTTAATAACTATATCAAATTGACCTTTAGTTGGGATTGAATGTCCAACAACTAAAAAT